CACAAGTTAACCTCCATCACAGCGATCCCTTCCTAGGGGCCGGCAACGGGCTCAGTTGCAAACCGCGAGGCGCTCAAATCGTAGGACTAGCGTCATCCTACACCAATGAAACTTATTCACCAAGAATTTTTAATCCACTTCGTCAAGAAGTTGATTTTAAAATTCAAAACAATAGTTTACAAAAGAATCATATTACTCCAATGATACATGCATTGGAGCACAAATTGAATGAACAACCTAAATATCACCCTATCTCTAAAGAGGAAGAAACATGCCAACTTGTTAGTGATGAGTATCTAACGAAGAGTTATTGTGGAGGAGCTTGTTTAGATGATAGTTGGTTGCAATATAAATTAATGACAAACTTTAAAGTTACTACTAATTATATAGATGCGTCAAATGATATCCTTACCGCCCTATTTGTTAAGTGGCCACATGCACGTTATCAAGAGTATAAAGAAATTTTAACTTTAGTGTTATCAAAAATGCATCAAGTTTTTAGGAGTGATAGTGCATGGAAACAAATTCGACATTCAAATGATTGCCAAGGTTGCGAAGAATCATTGATTGATATGTTCTCTCCACGAGTTCCAGGAAACGACATGTTTGACACAGTTTTTAATAAAATAGTGCAATTTCAAAATCGTATACATAACCATAGCTGTTTGAAGTGCAAAATGATACATTGGTATGATCTGTTACGTACAGTAGTCAATAGGAGTCCATATAATGTTTCTTTTGAATATGTTACCAATTATATTTATCAAAGTGCTGTATTTACTAATTTGATGTTAACTTCTATGAAGTCTGTTCATGGTTGTGAATTTGCTTCATCACTCAAAGAACATGATTGTGGTGTATCTGAGTATGTGGATATATGTTTCAAACCCTTCGTACCGATGTTAGATGATTTAGTGGATATAGTCAAAAGTCAAAATCCATTTTATTTTCAGTCAGAAGGGCGAAAGATATTTCTTAAGCATAATTTAAAGGATTTAATAAGCTCTAAGAGTGAAAGTGAGGGCAGAGATTTCATGAAAATTTTACTTAAATTTAAAAAGAAGGAAGTGCCAACTGTATGTAAAGAAATATTGCATATAGTATATCATTCTAGTTTTAAACCAGAAATACAATCTAAAATTATGAAAAATTTCCATACGTATTTAGTCAAATATTCTATTATTAATAAAGAGGTAGCCGAGTTGTATGCTGACCATTTGTTTGTTAAATTCCAAGGTTTGTTTGATTTCAACGTAAAGCACGATCACAATGTGAAAATTGATGGAGTTGAAACTATACTGAAGAAAGTTGGAGATTATTTTACTAAATTAGGTGTTAGCTTACAACAACTAGGTTTTTTTACTAAATTATTGTGGTTATTGTATGATTATTTTACAGATGTACCTATGTCCATTGCCTTGTTACGATTAGCAACAACAACATCAAATTATATACCAGAAAGAGTATCGGCTTGTGTGAGTAACCTGTTCACAGTTATTAAGGGTTACTTTACACGAAGTGGAGTTAGATCGCAAGGCAATAGTAAGAAGCAAGAATCAGAAAACGTAGTTAAATCTTTTTCAATATTAGCATATAATTTATTTGCTGGAGACACGTTTACAGAAACATTTGAAGATAAGTTGCGCATGAATAGAGTTGTTGGCATATCAAAGTTGGTTACTGCTTCTAAGAATGTCGGAAATGCCATTTATTTAATTATAGTTAAAAGTTTTAAGTATATATATGGAACGTTACAATCTGAACGAGATAAAGTTGCAGAATTGGAGAGGTTACTACCAGAAGTGGCTTCATGGTTGCAAGAATTTGATAAATTGGATGACATGGAAAATGATGAAAGTTTAATACAAAAAATCAATAAGGATCCACAGACCGCTCGTAAATTTGTAGAACTCAAATTAAGATCATCACGATGGATTGCAACTTTGGATAGAGCACATGCTAATCAGCCTTTTTGGCAGGTATATATGGATAGATATAGACGATTTATGAAATTTTATGATATTGCTGCTTTGGTTTTGTCTAATAGTAAATTTAGACCGGCTCCTTTTGTTATAGCATTGGTTGGGCCTGCTGGAATAGGGAAATCTCATTTGAATTTCCAATTGATGGAAGCTATACATAAAATTAAAAATGTACCATTTCAACCGGCTAGGGATATATACACTAGAAATCAGAAAAATGAGTTTTGGGATGCATACAGGAATCAACCGGTTGTGTATTATAATGATTTATTTCAAACGACAGATATTAATGTTAACATAACAGTTGCTCAAGAATTTATCACTATGGGGCAAAATTTACCCATGCCTCTTAATTGTGCAGTTGCAGAGAAGAAGGATACTTTATATTTTGATTCAAGAATAGTAACCACCGATATGAATTTTTTTCCATCTGATCAAACTTTACATAGTTATGTAGCAGAGCCAGTAGCCATTAAAAGACGATTTGCTAACACAATAGATGTTCGTATTAAACCAGAATGGAGATTAGAAAATGGAAGACTTAACAAAGCATTGGTTACAAAACCTTTCCATTCAGAAGCTTATTTGTTTGATTTCAGAGGAGGTATGCAAGGTTTGGAATGGAGAACATTTTTAGTAGAAATGATGCGTAGGCTTAAAGAACATGAGAAGCATGAGGATTTAGTTATGAGTAAATCTGATAATGGTTTAAATGATGACATTATTTCATCGATTCGTGAGGATGCTGGTTATGTGGTTTCACAAATGGAAAATGCTCCAGGAGATATTGAACAGTTAATTACTGAGTATGCAAAAATTAAGGGGTACTTAGATGAATCCCTTAAAAGAGTTGATGAGATGGAATGGCAAATGAAAGTGATGAATGATTGTTTGTCTCAGTATGAAATGGATGTTATTAAAGATTTAAATGCTAGTAAATTTGAACTTAAACAGATTATAGCACGAATTAAACGGATAACTTGTAGGAATAGGAGACCACCAAATGTTTGTTTCCAAATGGGGAGTGCTCAATATCCTGTGTGGGTATTATCACCCAGTGAACAATTAAAATTTTGGAATAATGATGAAACTACTTTTAGGGATGATTGGGAGTTGAGAGATGTTATTATGCCATTATTAGAACGTAGTAAGTACAAAGAAGAAGATAACAGAGTCAAATTTGCAGAAGTTTTGGATAGAGTTTATAATGGTTTGTATAACATACACACGGCTTATCTTACACATGGTGATTTTGAAAGTGTTACCAAGGATGTTCAGGCTTTAATTATGGTTACTCGTCAACGTTTGATAGATTTGAATTTGATACAAAAGGATGATTTAATTACACCATTATGTAGTTATTTGTCATTAAAGGCTCGTAGAGATTGTGTTCATGAAGATACAACTGAGGATTTAACGGATGTACAATGGATTTGGGCTGATGATGAACCAGAGGAAACAGAGGTTAAAGAACCATACATACCATCTAACAAGAGATTAATTAAATTTGAAGAAGTAGAGCAAGAGAATAGACCACATCTTAACCGGGCACAGCAATATGCCTATGATTTCTTTGAAAGATCAGGGACACATGTAGGAGTTTCAGCTATGTTATATCTTATGACCAGACGTATACCTACTTGGACACCGTTTTTGATTATATGGATTATATACTACTTTTTATTGTTTGGTGAAGGATTTTGGGAAGGTTTTAGGAATACATTTGCTTCACAAACGGATGAGGATTTAAATTGGAGAAAAGCAAAAATGGAAGAGCGAGATAATTTTATCTTTCAGGCAACTAAGTATATATCGCGAATAAGACAGATTAAGTTATTGATTATAGTGGTTTTTGTAGTTTGGTTTTTGGATTTTAAATCTTTGTTCGTAATGTTAATCAAAGCTTTGTTTGGTGGCTTTAAGTCAGTGTTTAACAAATTAACTGGTAGAAAGAAACCCAAAGAAGAGAAAGAGGGGTCATATAAGCCTTTAGATATGAATATTTCAGCTGAGTCAATGGAACCAGATAGGAATCATTCGTTTGTTGCAAGACGTAAAACTGATTTAGTCAAAGAGTCAATGGAGCCTGATAGAAACAATGTTTTTAAAGCAACACGGAAAGTTATTACAGAAAGTGGTAGTCAAACACCAGAGTCATCCTTGTACAAACGAGCAGTGCGCATGAGCACAGAGGCTGCTATAGTTAAGAGTGAAGGTAGCATGAGTTTAAAAGGATTGACAAGAGATAACATGGTCAAGGGTATTACTGAAGAAGAACAAAACTTACATTTTAATATAAATTCTCAACCAGTACCACGCAAACATTTTCACACTTGTACTATTTGTTTGGAGAAATATACACATACACACGCTGTACCCAATCCAGGGAATAACTTGCCTTTACATAAGTGTCCTAATTGCATTAACAAAGAACCAGATTTAACAGAAGGAGAAGTGTTTGCTCAAGGTTCACTATTACCAGGAGCAAGTGATATGATATACAAATTTGGAAATTCATGTGTTAAAGTAACATCAGCAGTTGGCAATATTTGTGGTTTCTTTGTAGGATCAAGGATTTTATGTATACCAAATCATTATTTTGAAAATTTAGCAGATGATGAAATGATAACGTTACTGGGACCTAATTATGTAGTTCCAATAGCACCAGAAGATAGAACCAACTTTGTAGTAGAAAAACAACGTGATATTCGACTTATATACATATCTCATAGAAGTTTTCCAGCCAAATGCTCATTATTAAAGTATTTTGTTGATGCCAGTATGCCATTGCCTAGTGTAGCCACTTTAATTAATCCGCGTAAATTTAATGGAAAAGGTATGGTTTTAGGACATCACTCTATTTTGGATTTGTCTGAAACATCACACATTGCATGGTCCAAGGAAGAGAAAACAGAACTTGTTAAATATGTGAATTCAGCTTTAATGTATGGAGCTAATACAGAGCTAGGAGATTGTGGATCACCATTATGTGTTTTGGATAGTAGTGGTACGCTACGTATAGCTGGTATGCATATGGCTGGAGGAAAAGGAATAGGGTTATCTACTTATATCACACGAGAGACCTTAGATAAGATGATTCAAAAATTACAAACTCAGGGACCAGTTTTATTTCAAGGAGAGATTAATACATTGCCAATAAATGAGGAACCAGGTAGGAGAAATCCATTATGCAAGAAAGATAATTTTTTACATGTAGGTGTGTTACCTAAGCATATGGTACCTGTTCTATCTACAAAGTCAGCTATAGAACCATCGTTAATTTATGATAATGAGAAGGCTTTGACGAAGCCAGTTATGTTAACCATGACAGATGGCATAGATCCTTTTAGGAAAGGAGTTCTTAAAATGGAAAGATTGAATGTATCACTTGATAGTGAATTGCTGGATATGGCCACTGAAATGGTAGAGAAGCAATTGTTAGCATTACCATCCCCAGCAAAAAATCAAAAGCGACTTTTGACTGAATTGGAATGTTTAAATGGATGTGTTACTGATAGTTGGATTTTACCTTTGAATATGAGCACGTCACCAGGATGGCCGTACAAAATACATGCTAAGAAGAGTGGAAAGAAAGATTTTGTTGAAGGGAAAAGTGGAGAGTATGTGCTAACCCAATTCATGCGAGATGAGGTCTCAAAGTTAGAAACTTCACTTTTAAGTGATCAACCTATGCCAGTTGTTTTTTTTTGACTGTATTAAGGATGAAAGAAAACCAATAGAAAAAGCTAATCAAGGAAATGCTAGAATTTTTAGTGTTGGACCTATGAATTTTACTATATTGATGCGGAAATACACCGCTTTTTTTCAGTCTCATTGCATGCACAATTGCACTACAAGTGGATCAGCGGTGGGTATTAATCCACATTCACAGGATTGGGCTAAACTCTTAATAGAATTGGACAAAGCCGGCAAAAATTATATTGCTGGAGATTTTGAAAAATGGGATAAATGGATACCGTACCCTTTGTTTATGCGGGTATGTGAAATAATTAACAATTTTTACAATGATAGTGAGCATAATAAACAGATTCGTATGGCTTTATTTGGGTGTGCATACGGTTCTATTCGCATAGCTTTGAGTAATGTTTATAGAACGACAGGAGGATTACCATCAGGAATTTCAGGTACTGCTGTTTTCAGTAGTATAGCAAATAAAATTCTTAAATATTATATGTTTATATTTATGAGAAACCATTATGCTCCAAAATTGAACCTTGGCTATATAGATAGATTGATAGTGACTACAGCGTATGGGGATGATCATATAGTCTCAGTGAATGATTTAGTACCTTGGTTTAATATGAAAACACTTGCACATGCTTACGAGCATCATGATATACCTTACACATCGGCAGATAAATCAACAACAACATTTACAGATAATTACGTGACATTAGAAAATTTGACATATCTTAAAAGGAGGTTTGTTCCAATATCCTCCTTTCAGGTTAGTGCTCCCTTGTGTTGGGAGGTGATTGAGGAGTCTATGTTGTGGAGACATAAGGGAGGAGATGCACGAGCAGATTTAGTAGCTACTTGCACGTCGGCCTTAATAGAAGCCACTCATCATGGGCGAACAAGATTTAAATTATTGGATAGGAAAATAACACGTTTACTTCAAGAATTGAACATCACACCACCAGTAGTGGATTACATTTATGTAGTTGGCAAAATGAGGGATGATGGAATGGACTTGTATTCTAAACAAAAGATCAGCGATATTGGTGTGGAAACTGGAGATCTCTATACCGACATGGATCTTGTTAGTGGCACCGAATTGTCACACCAGGGGAGACGGTTTTTACCGCCTGGCGCCCCTCAACAATAGACCTTCCATTCACTTGCTACTGAGTGTGAGCGACTCTTTAGCGTAAAACAATGCTTCCTAATGAACCTATTGAAACATTTCAGCTTGAACAAAGTTCAACTTCTTCTCACACTACTACTTTTTATGACTCACACATTCTTACGACTGACACAACTTTACGACCGACTGACGCTGACAGACCTACGCCTTGTGATATCTCGGATATCACTAACTTTCTCAAAATTCCTAGACCTATTTTCGACGGACTCTGGGGAGCAGCCGCCGCTGGTCCAAGTTTAGTTACAACATTGAGTGTACCATACGCTTTATTATCAATACCACGTGTAGCAGCTAAAGTTGATCATTTTAAGTACTTACGTGCAGATATTCGTATTTCTATACGTATAAATGCTTCTGCACATCACCAAGGTAGATTACTTATATCATATTCACCTAGATTTAATAATAGAACAGCAATACCATATGCTGAGGCATCTTTTACACACCATTCCAGTTTACAACATATTCAAGTAGATTTAGGTCGAGGTAACAATGCAACAATGCTTATACCATACACTTTACCATGTGAATTTATGGATTTAGATAAATTTAACACTGCTTTAAGTACTAAGTATGAGATGGGAGTAATATTTATATGGGTTATGAATCAGTTAAGATCAGATAGTAGTACGGCTGTAAATTATAAAGTATATGCTAATTTTGAAAATATAACTTTATCTGGTTCTTGCGGACCAACTCAACGTATTTTTGCCAATCCAACATTACCAATGCCAGACGTACCATTTCAGGATACTTGTGTAGTAGATTATATATATGATCACGAAACAGATAATGGTATTATCACACAAATGGAACCGAGTACAGAAGACAAAGAGAAATCAGAAACAGGATTAGTGTCAGGTATTATGGAAACTGCAGCTTCATTTCTTAAACCTTTTTCAGTTTTACCAATAGTGGGTGATTTTGCCACTGCTTTTGCAGATGGTGCTACGGCAATTGGTGGAATAGCTAAATCTATAGGATTTTCTAACCCACCAGACTTGCGTGCACCAGAAATGGTCATTACAGGTATGTACAATTCTAATTTATCATCAGGCTTAGCTACTGGACTTTCGTTAACACATAATGCTGGAGATTTAGTACAATCTGCAGCTCATCTTTTATCCTCTACACCAAATGAAATGGAATTATCTAAAATTATTTCTACACCTACTTTTCATTCTAAGTTTACAATTAAACCTACAGATGTTGAAGGCCATAATTTATGGTATTATCGTTTATCACCAATTAATGTTGGATATAACACTTCCACAAAGTGTATATACCACTCACCTCTTTCTTTCATTGCTACAACATTTACTCACTGGCGAGGTTCTATGCGATTTCATTTATCATTTGTTACTAATGCTTTTTCTGCGGCGCGTGTTCGTGTTATGTGGATACCACCGGGATTTGATGTACCACAAACTAACTCAGACTCTGCTGAGTATATGAGTTCTGTAGTAGATATAGTAGGACCAACAGAATATTCATTTACAGTACCATATTGTGCTTCCACACCCTGGCTAGATATTAAAGTCACAAAAGATAATCATGCTTTGGGTACTTATGGAGCTATGGCAATACATTTGGAAAATGCACTTGTTTCTAATTTAGCTAATCCTTTACCAATCGAGTGTAATATATGGGTGTCAGGTGGTGCTGACATGCAATTTTCACGTTTTACAGATTCACGTATGAATATTAGATTTCAATCAGATAATTCTCCCACAGCATGTTTAGATTTAGAATCTATCAGAAAAGCAGATTACAAACCACTAGCCAGTGGACTTTTCTATAACGAACATTTCTTATGTAATCCTGATTCAATTACTAGTGTTAAACAAATTTGCTCTCGTTTGGGCTTTCTTCAAATAGCCCCTTTAGCTTCAGGAACTGACACATTTACTTCACCGTTTTTACCTTCTTCTAACAAAGTACAACCCATTATACAATGGTTTTCTTATTTGTATCGTTATGCACGTGGTTCTTTTAGATTTATGATAACAAATTATGCTGAGGGTGGTTATGTAAATATTGACAATGCCATAATGCCTCAATCAAATAATCATGCTTGGGTTAATGTAACAACAGGACCTTATGTTAATAAACGTACTGCAGCACATTTATCAGGTGGGATAACTTATGTATCTCGCCTAGGACCACAAATAATCGTTAATGTACCATATTATTCTTCTACGTATGCAATCATGTTAAGTAGACATGATTCAATAGTTCGAGACCAGGCTGTACCAGGAATATTCTTAAATGGGATTATAGGTAGCTCTATTTATTTTATGGGAGTGGGCGACGACTTTGAATTTATAGGACTTTTAGGCGGACCAACTTTAGAATCAGACCTAACTATGTATTCTTATAAAATTTTAACCAATTAAAGGCTGTTAAGAGCCTGCACATGTGTGCAAATCTTCGGTTTAATATGCAATTATAAACCACGACTCGCGACTTTGTCGGTGTTACTAATATTTTAGTATTTAGCACATACCGAGG